CGACGCTCTTCCGATCTCACCCCGTTTTATTTCCGCGACATCTGGCACTACCGCCGCATTTGGGCGCAGATGGATTTACTGCTTCAGACAGACGAAAAACCCGCCGAGCAAGTTACCGGCAAGTTAAAATCGTCTGCCGCGCTGCCGCCCTTGCCCTTGCAGGAAACGAAAACCGGGCAACTCACACTATTCTGACAGAAAGGAGGAATCGCCTGACACATGGGAAAATGGACGGACGATCAACTTCAATATCTCCGCGAGCATAGTCGCTCACAGCCGGCAGCGGCTATTGCCGCAGCGCTTGGCCGGACGGAAGGGTCTGTACGGCAAAAGAGGCGTTCGCTCGGACTGCAAAGCTATCACGCAGGATGGACAAAAGCAGAAGAACAATTCCTCCAAGATCAATGGGGTGTCATGTCAATCCCCGCGATTGCGAAGCGTCTTAACCGCTCCGTTGAGGCTGTCATCGTACGGAAAAACAGACTGGGGCTTGGCCCGGTTCTGTTCGGCGGCGACTACATATCCATGAATCAGCTTATAATCGCCGTTTGCGGCAGCAATGCCGGTGGGAACTATAAGCTGAAAAGCTGGGTTGAGAACCGTGGCCTCCCGATTCACACAAAGCGCGTCAATCAGAACAGTTTTCGTGTCATTCGGCTCAATGAGTTTTGGAAATGGGCAGAACAGCACCGCTCGTTCATTGATTTTTCCAAAATGGAGCCATTGGCGCTTGGCGAAGAACCTGCATGGGTAGCAGAACAGCGCAAGAAGGACTTTCAGGCATTTGCCATCCAGCGGAAAGACCCATGGACACCCGATGAAGACGCACGGCTGAAAATGCTGCTTCAGCAGCATCGGTACGGATACGCTGAGCTTTCTGATATACTGCGTCGGTCCGCAGGCGCGATCCAGCGCCGGTGCAACGACCTCGGTATAAAAGAGCGTCCTGTCAAGGCCGACAATCATGGTTCATCCGCAGCTTGGACACAGACCGACTTCGATGTGCTGGCAGACGGAATCCGAAAAGGCAACAGCTACACCGCCATTGGCAAGGCGCTCGGCAAATCTGAAAAAGCCGTGCGTGGGAAAGTTTATTTCGTCTATCTGACCGAGAATCAGGACAAAGTACGCGCCATGCTCAAAGATCAGCCTTGGGGTTATGGCGCGCCAGACCCGACCGTAAAGCAGGCGGTACACCTGTCCAGAACGCGAACAGAAACCGTGCAAACACTTGAAATGCTCTGCTCAGTGCTCCGCAAGCGCATCAACGACATTGACGATAATCCATACTGGCAGCGGCTGTTATGCGTAAGCTGGGATGAAATCAAAGGGTGTGACCGCTGTGAAAACTGCGACGAATGCACCGAGTTCCGCAGAATCCCGCCGCAGCACTGCGCTCGCTGCGGTCGTTCTTTCATCGAGCGCAAAGAAAATACATTCTGCCCAACCTGCCGGCTGGCGCGGAAGAAAAAAGCGCAGCGGCATTGGTGCCGCGTAAACGGAGCGCAAACGCGCCCCTGAACTGAAAGGAGATTCACAAATGCCTCAAATCGTAAATATCGCAATCGACCGTCTTTTCCCACACTCCGACAATCCGCGCAAGGATCTCGGTGATCTGTCGGAGCTTGCCGCAAGCATCAAGGCCAGCGGCGTTCTGCAGAACCTGACGGTCGTTCCGGATGAACCGGACAACCCCGATACGGACTACACCATCATCATCGGTCATCGTCGTTACGCTGCCGCGAAGATCGCTGGTCTGACCGAATTGCCCTGCATTGTGGTCGAAATGTCTGAGCGGGAGCAGCTTCAGACCATGCTCGTTGAAAATATGCAGCGCAGCGATCTGACCGTCTATGAGCAGGCGCAGGGCTTCCAGATGATGCTCAACATGGGCGATTCCGTAGCTGAAATCGCCGAAAAATCCGGCTTCTCTCAGACCACCATTCGCCGCCGTGTAAAACTGCTTGACCTCGACCGGCAGAAATTTCAGAAAGCCGAAGCTCGTGGCGCAACACTCAATGACTATTTGGAGCTTGACAAACTGGACAGTCCCGAAGACAAGAACAAGGCCCTTGACGCCATCGGCACAGCGAATTTCAACAGCGTTCTGAAAAGTCTGATTTCCGAGCAGGAAATCCGAAAGAAATTTGCTGAATGGACTGAAATTGCAGACAAGTTTGCATATCAGATTGAAAGAACCGGCGAGTTCAACGGCCAAAACGTCGGTATGGTCTATTGCGACGGGTATCACCGCTGGGATTTGAAAAGAGAAATGACCGTGCCGGAGGATGCTAACGACGTTCGTTACTTCTACAGGACAGATTCGTCCGGAATTACGCTCTACAAGGAGCGCCAGCAATCGCAGCAGCCAGACCCCGAAGCCGAAGCCCGCGAGGAACGGCGCCGCAGAGACGAACAGGCCGAAAATGAATTTGCGGAAGTCGCGGAGGCCCATTTTGAACTGCGCAAGGATTTCATCAAAGAGCTTCCGAACAGCGTATTCAAACAGCACATGAAGGAAATCGCCTTGTTCTGCGTGGCAACGACAGAGTCAATCGACGGTGGCTACTGCAATTCCATCAACCCTCGGCTCTGTGCCCAGCTCCTTGGCATGAGACTTTCGCCAGACGATGAAAACGAAGATTTCTGCGATATGGGCTTTGTCCGCAGCGCGGCGGAAGCCCAGCCGGAAAAGCTGATTTTCTGCTGCTGCTATTCTGCCCTCGATGACGAGGACATGAGCTACTACCGGCGCGTGTGGAACATGAACCACTACGAATATGAGCTTTGCGAAAATTCGGACTTGGATCACATCTATGAAATCCTCGAAACGCTCGGCTATGAGAAGTCGGACGATGAAGAAGAAATGGCAGAAGGTACGCACCGGCTCTTTACTATATACGGTGCTGCGGAGGATTCCGACGATGACCGCGAGGAAACAGAATGAGTATGGAGGGAATAAAGATGTCATCTTGTAAAGCGTGCATGGCGGCTATCGTCTGGATTAAGACACCAGCCGGGAAATCCATCCCCTGTGATGCCACCCCGCGCTACTACATCGAAAAGCCGCGCGTCGGCAGTAAGAAAATTGTCACTTGGAACGGGCAAGTGCTTTCGTGCGAATACACGGAAGACCCAGCCAAAGCAACCGGTGTGGGCTATGTGCCGCATTGGGCAGCCTGCCCCTACGCCGATCGTTTCAGAACAGGAGGACGCAAATGAAAGAAATGGTATATAGCAGCGACCCTAATGCGGATCGTGAGATTCTGGACGAAGGGTATGTCCACGGGTATCATTACTGCATTGTTTCTCTCGGTTCTCACCCGTGCGCCTATGTTGAAATTCCCAAAGACCACCCGTGCTACGGGCTTAACTATGAGAAAATCAAGGTTAGCTGCCACGGCGGCTTGACGTATTCCGAGAAAGGCATCGGTCCTCTGTTTCCGGATGCGTTCTGGATTGGCTGGGACTATATGCACTTCGGTGATCGTATCGAGCTGCTGAGCTACGGTGCCCGAGGAAAGACATGGACAACGCGCGAGATACTGACAGAAGTTGAAAACGTGGTGTATCAGCTCTCAGGGATTGGAGGAAAAGCCGGTCTGTTTTCCATTGAGGAAGCAGCGGCAGCGATGGAGGTAAACGATGTCTAAGCCGAAGAAACTCGGAATGCCATCCAGCTACACCTCAAATGCAAGGGTGGACTTTCTGCGCCGTCCAAAGGCAGCCGAGCGTCGGAAATGGGCAGTAGCGAGTGATGATCGTCTGGCTCGCATGGAGCAGAAGCGGATGGCGCGCGAAAAGGAGGAAACAACCCATGACACGGAAACGTGCTGTTAAGTTGCTGATGGCCCGCGGATATAGCCGCAACCGGGCAAACAGGATTATGCAGAGCAAGGCGCCAGGTGACAGCAATCTCCAGGCATACAGAACATATCTTCGCTGCGATAGTGTCTGCGATACCATTGCTCAACTCTCACGTCGTTTTTTCAAATGTCTTGTTTCCGCAAACGCTCTCACCGAAGCCCTGCTCTTTATGGGTGAGGCGTTGGCTGGGAGGTGACGGCATGAAGCGAAAAAGAGCTTTAAAAATACTGATGGGCGCTGGCATGAGCAGAAACGATGCCTGCCGGTTTATCCAAGAACCTTTTGCGGTCGAGAACGATGCCAAAGTTTTCGTTGGTCTATACAGGATGGCGGTCAGGAAATCTCACGTGCATATCATGGCCGATGGCGACAAAACGTTCATTCGTTTCATTCCGAAGAACAAGCAGCCACGTTGCTACTTCAACACGCACCTCGAATGCCCCGCAGACCGCGTTTGCGCGATTTGCCGAAATGATGTTTTCTATGTTCAAAGCGTGGAGTGAAGAAGTATGACGACTGCAATCAGCAGACTACTGCTTGGTGACGCGCTGGAACAGCTGCGAACATTGCCATCCGAAAGCGTCCATACCTGCGTTACCTCTCCGCCGTATTATAATTTGCGAGATTACGGCATAGCAGGTCAGATTGGAAGAGAGACAAGCGTAGAAGAGTACCTGCAAAAATTGGTCCGTGTTTTCCGCGAGGTTCGGCGGGTCTTGCGGGAAGACGGAACCCTATGGGTGAACATGGGTGACAGTTACGCTACCAGATCGGGCAAGCAGCCGCCGACGAACACCCGTAATTCTTACGGGCACACGGAAAAACGCACACCGCAAGGTTACAAATACAAGGATTTGATCGGCGTTCCGTGGCAGTTGGCTTTTGCGCTCCGGGAAGACGGGTGGTATTTGCGGCAGGACATCGTCTGGTATAAAACAAATGCCATGCCAGAGAGTGTAAAAGACCGCTGCACAAAAAGCCATGAGTACATTTTTCTGCTGTCGAAGTCAGAGCGCTATTATTTCAACGCGGCAGCAATCAGAGAGCCGGTTACATCGATCAAGGGAAACGCCAGAACGTTCCGCGGCGGTGGCGCCTACGTGGGCGGTCAATGCTATAGCAACAGCGCCTGCGTGGAACGCAAGAGCCATGGAAACTGTGAGAATCAAGCGGGCTATAGGAACAAGCGTGACGTGTGGCCCGTCAGCACAACCGGATTTCGCGGTGCGCACTTTGCCGTATTTCCTGAGAGGCTGATTGAGCCTTGCGTTGTGGCGGGCTGTCCAGAAAGCGGCATCGTTCTCGACCCCTTTATGGGGTCTGGTACAACCGGCGTTGTGGCAAAACGGCTGGGGCGGGAGTTCATCGGGATTGACTTGAACTCCGAGTATGTAGAGATTTCAGCCAATAGGATAAAGATGGAGGGAACAAATTATGCCGAGAACCGATGAATTGACCTGCCGGTTTTGCGGTGCGGACAGCCGCTGCAAGGTCGAGGAAGTATATCTGCGTCCAAGAACACCGCCCATGTTTTGCGTCAGGTGTTATAATTGCGGTAGAGCGGGCAAGCCGAAAGGCACGAAGAAGACCGCGATCCGTGCGTGGAAGAAGACGAAATAACGATGGAAAGGGGCGGCGCACATGACTCTGGCACAGTTGAATGAGCATCTGGACGCGGTTCAGCAACTTGCAAGGACCGAGGAGACGCTTAAAAACCTTTGGGATGCTGCCGTCCCGGGTGCGCAGAAATTGACCGGAATGCCCCACGCAAGCGGCGTCAGAGACAAGGTTGGTGACTTTGCCGTAGAGATCGCAGACTTGGAATCTGAGATCGAGCGCGAAAAAGCCGTAATCGCGGAAAGTGAAGAACGCATCGCTGCTTGGATTTCCACCATCGAAGACGGAACGACCCGCATTATCTTCCGTCTCCGCTTCATTCGCGCAATGCAGTGGAAAGAAATTGCCGGGATTGTTGGCAAGTACAGCACCGAGTCCAGCGTGAAGCACGCCGTATATCGCTGCCTGTCTGAACCGGCCCACGATTGATTGCGGATATACGCCATGGTATCTATTTGCACGTAATTGTACGTAATTGCACGCAATTAAATTTTGTCGCACGGCGTGGTGCTTTCATGTCCGCAGACAATATGCTAGTATTAGACTCGTAAAATTCCAAATCAAGCCGGGCGGCGCTCCTGATCGGGGGCGCTGCTCATTTTATTCGGAAGGAGGACTTGCCTCCACGATGCTCCTTGCGTGGAGGATGGCTCGAACCTGCGGCGTATCGCCAACGCTGCCGGCTGCGGGTACATCGAAAAAAGGAGGAAACCCTATGTTGCTCACATGAGCGGCGCGGGGTCAGCAGCAATGATCTACTTGCAAAACAACGTATTCGATGAAGCATTAGAACGGCTGCGGATGATCTTCGACGGCCACGACGATGTGATCGTCAGCATGTCCGGCGGCAAGGACAGTACAGTTCTTTTCCGCATGGCGCTTATGGTTGCGCAGGAGCGCGGGCGTCTGCCGCTCAAGGTATTCTGGCTCGATCAGGAAGCTGAGTGGCAAGCGACGGTGGACTATATGCAGCACATCATGGAGCTGCCGGAAGTCACGCCGTACTGGTATCAGATCCCCTTTGAATTCACAAACACGCTCTCCCCGGAGAAGAATTTCATCAGTGTTTGGAATCCGGAGGACAAAGCGATCTGGATTCACCCGCAGCACCCGCTCTCCATCAAGGAAAACCCCAGCAGCGAAAAACGATTCCATGAGCTTGTCAACGTCCTCCCGCCCTACTGCACCGATTCTGAGAATTGTGCCGTGCTGGTGGGTATGCGCATGACGGAAAGCCTGAACCGGCGCGTTGCTATCACGCAGCATGAAGCCCGATACAAAGGCGTGACGTGGTGCAAGAAGAAAGTTGGCAGGTGTCAGGTGTTCTGGCCGATCTACGATTTCACCAACGATGACATCTGGACAGCCATTGCCAAGAATCACTGGGCGTACAATCGCGTCTACGATCTGCAATACCAGTGGGGCTTGGCCAAGGAGGCCATGCGCGTCTCAGCGCTCATCCATGAAACCGCCTGGCACTCAATCGAAATGCTGCAGGAGTTTGAACCGGACACCTACAACAAATTCATCCGCCGCGTATCTGGCGTCGGTACATTCGCCCATACCTTCGACAGCGGCGACATCATCCCGCGCCAGCTCCCCTTTGCGTTCCGTTCGTGGCAGGAATACCGCGACTATCTGCTTGTCAATATCGTAAAGCCGGAATACCATGAGCTATTCCGTAACCGCTGGAAGAATCAAACCGGCGACGAATGGTATCGCGTCCATGTCAAAGAGATCGTCCTGAACGATATTGACGGCACGAACAACGCAAATGCCCGCTCCCGCTTCCGTATCCGGGAAAAGGCGCCTACCTACCGCAAGCGCGACGCCGCGCAGTTTGAGCAATATATGGGCAGCAAGAAATGATTTCAGATCAGCCCATTCATCAGGTCGAGTGGATACCCATTGAAAAGGTCCACGCAAACGACTACAACCCCAACAGTGTCGCCACGCAGGAGATGAAGCTGCTTTATCGCTCCGTCAAAGCGGACGGCTACACGCAGCCAGTCGTTACCATCTACGACGAAAAGAAAGACCGGTATGTTATCGTCGACGGCTTCCACCGATACAGCATCATGCGCAGATTCAAAGACATCTACGCTTCATGCGAGGGGAAACTGCCCTGTGTTGTTCTTCATGGCAAGACCATGAATGATCTCATGGCCTCGACCGTTCGGCACAACCGCGCCAGAGGCAAGCACTCCATTAACGGTATGTCCAATATCGTCATGGAAATGCTGATGAACGGCGCGACCGATCTGCAGGTCTGCAATGAGCTTGGCCTAGAACCGGAAGAGCTGGTGCGCCTCAAGCACATCACCGGCTACGCAAAGCTCTACGAAAACAATTCATTCACACGCGCTGCAATCTCCGAGAATCAGGCGCGTCAGCTTCAGAAGTATCGAAAGGAGGCTGGCACTGATGGAGATTGTTAATCAGATCGTGATGAAGAAGATTTCCGAGGTCAAGCCCTATGTCCGCAATCCCCGGAAAAACGATAAGACGGTCAACCTGCTTGTCGAGATCATTCCGAAGGTTGGCTTCAACGTGCCGCTGGTCATCGACCGCAACGGTATCATCGTCAAAGGTCATGCCCGTTATGCTGCCGCCATTCGGCTCGGCATGGAGGAAATACCCTGCGTCGTAACAGACGCCGACGAAGAAACGATCAAGCTCGACCGTCTGGCCGACAACCGCATTTCCGAATTCTCCGAGTGGATCAACGACGAGCTGCTCCACGAGATCGATATGCTCAACCTTGACTTTGACTTCGATCTCGAATCCCTTGGCTTCCCCGCTCCCAGCGACGATTTTGACGCCGATGCTCTTTTCGATGATGGGGTGGTCGGTGAATCCGAAGAGGACCGCCGTGCCAGATACCAAGCCTATCTGGATAACGCCGCAAAGGAAGAAGCACAGAATGTTGCAATCACCACGCAGGAGCAGGTAGACCGCGCCAAAGCGTCCGCTCTGAGCGTAGCCGAGAAGCCGCCTAAGTATGCCAAGGTCGTTTGTGAGCATTGCGGCCACGTCATGTTCATCAAGGAGGGCGATGCAGTTTTCTCCGTAGAACAATCGTAGCCACCGGTAATTATTCATAAGGGCTGGTGGGTATGCAGCCAATCCCCTGTCAAATCCGTACCGATGTGAGGCGATAAACGATGCAAGAACAAGAGAAGATTCCCGTCTGGGTGCAGATCGTCAATGGAAAGACGGTGTGCATCTGCCATCGAGGGCGCAAAGGCTGCAAGAAGCCCTGCGAGAAGGACGTTGTCACGCGCGATAAGTTTGCTGGGTGGCAGGGTATCATGCGTCGTGATCGATTCGGCCGCTGAAAAGGTACTGTCGGGAGGGGGCGGCATCTGTTGCGGGCTCGACGACCCCAAATTTCGCCTAGTTAGTTTCCTGTTTTTCTGGTAATTTCGTTACGATTACCGCTGGAATGTGCGCAGGTATCGACGCAGATACCGCGCATTTTTCATACCACAGCGCGGGTGAGGCATACCGCGCTGACCTCCTAAGTTCATATGACCACATCGGGGTAAGGGTCACGCCCGTGCAGCACGGGTGCTGCGGTGAAATTCCGCTGAGCCCCCTCGAAAAAAACGAAAGGAGCTTGCTATATGGCTGAAACGAGAATCAAGATCGATGCCGAAGCTGAAATCAGCACGACAGAGCTGGCCGCGATCCTCGGCGTGACGGCGCGGCGTGTGCAGCAGATGGCGCAGGACGGAACAATCGTTCCGGTGCGACGCGGCTACTTCCAGCTCGGCGACGCGGTTCAGCGATATATCAATTTCCTTTCCAAACCGCAGATCAGTGAGGCCGAGCAGAAGCTGGAAACAGCGAAGCGGCAGTCCGAAGCGCAGCTCAAGCTCTCCAAAGCTCAGCTTGCGAAGATGGAGGTCGAGGAGCTGAAAGGCAAGCTGCACCGCTCGGAAGATGTGGAGGGCTTCACGGAAGATCTAATTTACACCATCCGCGCTGCGCTGCTGTCGCTTCCGGGGCGGCTGTCGGTTGACGTCACCGCCGCGCAAAGCCCGGCTGAGGCTGCCGAGATCATCCGCAAGGAAGTCCATAAGGTCATGCGCGAGCTGGCTGCGTATCACTACGACCCTGAGAAATACGCCGAGAAAGTAAACGAGCGGCGCGACTGGAGCAATGCGGGGCGCAGCTATGACGAAGAATGAGGCAGCGGCCGATGCGCTGAAAAAAGCCGAAGCCGAACGCCAAGCCAAACGGCGCGGCGCGGCACGTCTGAACAAGGCCATGCGCAAGGCGCTGGCCGGTATGACGCCACCTGATGACCTTACCGTCACCCAATGGGCAGAAGCCAAACGCCGCCTCTCTGCTGAGAGCGCAGCCGAACCCGGCCCGTGGCGTACGGAGCGCACGCCCTATCTGCGCGAGCCGATGGACGCTTTTACGGACCCAAAGGTTCGGCACATCGTCATGGTGGCCGCATCGCAGGTCGGCAAGTCCGAGTTTCTGAATAACTGCATCGGCTACATCATTGACGAGGACCCCGGCTCTATTCTGTTCATTCACCCCACAACAATTGACGCGCAGGAGTATTCCAAGCTCCGTATCGCGCCGATGCTGCGTGACAGCCCGGCTCTGCGACAGAAGATCGCCGCACCGAAAAGCCGTGACTCTCACAATACGATTCTCCAAAAGGCCTATCCGGGCGGCATCCTTACGATGTGCGGCTCGACCGAGGCTCACGCGCTGGCATCAAAACCTATCCGCTATGTGTTCGGCGATGAACGCGACCGATGGGCAACGAGCGCCGGCAATGAGGGCGATCCGTGGGATCTGGCAATGGCCAGACAGACCACGTTCTATAACGCCAAAGCCGTTGAGGTTTCGACCACAACGATCAAGAACGCCAGCGCCATCGAAGCTGCCTATTACACAGGCACGATGGAACGGTGGAATTCCAAATGCCCGCATTGCGGCGAGTACCACGAAATTCGCTGGTCTGATATTCGCTTTGAGTACGACGAAATCATCGTATCTCACAAGAAGACCTATAAGGTCAAGAAGGTGTACTACACCTGCCCCGGCTGCGGCTGCATTTCCACGGAAGCGGAGATGAAACGCGCCCCGGCAAAATGGATTGCCGAGAATCCGGAAGCCTACGGCCAAGGAACCCGTTCTTTCTGGCTGAACGCTTTCGTCAGCCAGTGGGCTTCGTGGGAATCTATTGTCCTGAAATATCTCAATGCGCTCGGCAGCACGAAAAAGATGCAGGTCGTTTTCAACACCTGCTTCGGCGAGCCGTGGGAAGATCGCGGTGACATCGAGGATGAGGATTCCCTGCTCGCTCGCCGTGAGGACTACGGCAAGGACAAAAACGGTGAGCCGGTAGAGCTGCCGCCGGGCGTCCTCGTTTTGACGGCTGGCGTTGATACGCAGGATGACCGCATGGAGTATGAGATCGTCGGGCACGGGTTCTTCGGCGAAACATGGGGCATTGAAAAAGGAATCGTCATGGGGCGCCCGGATGATGACGCCACATGGAACAAACTCGATGAAGTTGTGTTCGACCGTGTGATGCGTTTTGAGAACGGCGTCGGCCTGCGGGTGTCTATGTCCTTCGTGGATGAGGGCGGTCACTTCACGCAGAGCGTTCGCGCACAATGCAACGCCAGAATCAGCAAGAAAGTATTCTGCATCAAAGGTATGCCCGGACAGGATAAGCCTTATATCTCACCGCCGAAAAAACAGAAGATCTTCGTCAATCAGATTGCGGTCGGCACCTGCTGGCAATATCAGCTCGGCGTCGATTCCGGAAAGGAAATCATCATGGACAATCTGCGCGTACAGACGCCCGGACAGAAATATTGCCATTTCCCGAAGCGCGACGATTACGGCAGCGCCTATTTTGCGGGTCTGCTGTCGGAAACGAAGGTTTATGATCCGAACAAGAAGCAGCCGTGGTCGTGGAAGAAGATTCCCGGACACGAGCGTAACGAGCCTCTGGACTGCCGCAACTACGCGCTTGCCGCATTTAAGGCGTTGCCGAAGAATCTCGATGAGATCGACCGCCAGATCAAGGCCGCTTCCGGTGTTCGCGTACTTGCTCCGCCATCGGCGAACATTACGCCGCCGAAGCGCCGCCCGGCGCAGCACAGCAGGCAGAAATACTACGACGATTGGTAAGGAGCGTGTTTTATGGCAAGCAGAATCATCATCGAGAAGCGGCTCGCATTCCGCGAAGCGGCGCTTGAAAAGCTCTATGACGCATACACGGCGCTGGTCGACGGCGGCGTGAAATCCTACATGATCGATGACCGGCAGCTCACCCGTTTTGATCTCCCGGCGCTGTCGGAAGAAATTAAGCAGATGGAGAATGAGATCGATCAACTGACCTCGGAGCTGAACGGCAGCAAGCGCCGCAAGGCATTCGGCGTCATCCCCCGCGATTGGTGAGCATTTTCGTGAGGTCACGAAAATGATAAATACAGCAATTCGCCCGAAAGGGCTTTTGCACGGGCGCTCTGGCGGAGTTTTCTCCTTTCGCCGCCAGAGTGTCCGTTTTCTATTTCACAGGAGGCGAAAGCATTGAGCAAGAGAAATCACAGCCGGAGCGCTGCTCCGTATGCCAAGGGCTATAGCGAAGCTGGTGCGAGCGTCACCCGGCGCGCGCTCAAGGGGTTCACCCCAGACAGCGGTTCGCCAAACGAAGATATTAACCGCAACAACGCCACGCTGCGCCAGCGGTCGAGAATGCTTTATATGGCGTCGCCCGTGGCCACGAGCGCCATCAACACCAACCGCACAAAGGTTGTCGGCACAGGCTTGACGCTGAAAGCGACCGTCGACCGCGACCTGCTGGGGCTTTCTCCGGAGGCGGCAAAAGAGTGGCAGCACAAAGCCGAGATGGAATTTCGGCTCTGGGGCGGTAAAAAGCAGAACTGCGACGCGCTCGGCCTGAACAACTTCATGGCGCTGCAGCAGCTCGCGCTCAAATCGTGGCTCATGTCCGGAGACGTGTTTGTCCTGGTGAAGCGTTACCCGGCGGCGCCGCTGAATCCCTATTCTATGCGGTTGCACGTCATTGAAGCAGACCGCGTTTCCACACCTACCAACTTCAGCGGAGGCTACACCTACGGCGGCTTCATGGATGCCGTCGTTCCGGATGGGAAGCCCGGCGCCGGTCACCGCGTTTTCGACGGCGTGGAGGTCGACAAAAACGGCCGCGTCGTTGCCTATTACATCAGCAACACCTATCCGCACCAGATCACGACCGAGAAACAGGAATGGACGCGCGTCCCGGCCTACGGCGAGCGCACCGGCCTGCCGAATATCCTGCACATCATGGACAGCGAGCGCCCCGATCAGTACCGCGGCGTTCCGTATCTGGCACAGGTTATTGAGCCGCTGCTGCAGCTTCGCCGCTACACGGAATCGGAGCTGATGGCGGCGCTGGTGCAGAGTTTCTTTACGGCATGGATTGAAACGGAAACCGATCCGTCCGGTACGCCATTCAATGAAGTCGGCACAGGAGACATTGCCGGCGTTCCGACTGCCAGCCCGGATGGTGCTGGTGCAAGCAATATCTCCGACGATCCCAACGAGTACGAAATGGGGCCGGGTACGGTAACGCACCTTGCTCCCGGCGAGAAAGTCAACTTTGGCAGTCCGAACATCCCGACCGCAGGGTTTGAGACGTTCGTGAAGACAATTTGCCGCTTGGTCGGCTCGGCGCTGGAACTGCCTTATGACGTACTCATCAAGGAATTCAACAGCTCCTACTCTGCAAGCCGCGGTGCGCTGCTGGAAGCATGGGAAGCGTTCAAAATGCGCCGGTCTTGGTTCGTGAACGACTTCTGCCAGCCGATCTATGAGCTGTTCATGGCCGAAGCTGTTGCGCTCGGACGCATCAATGCTCCGGGCTTCCACACAGATCCGCTCTTGCGCGAGGCGTGGTGCGGCGCTCGCTGGATTGGCCCCGTTCAGGGTTCCCTCGACCCGAAGAAGGAGGTCGAGGCCGCTCTGATGCTGACCAACCGCGCCATCAAGACGAACGATCAGGTTACGCGCGAAATGTCTGGCGGCGACTGGGAAGAAAATGTCGATCAGCTTGCGCGTGAAAATGAATTGCTCGCAGCCATCGGGAGCGTACAGCAGCCAGCAGAAAACACACCGCCTGCGAGCGGTGAAGAGTGAAGGAGGAATCGGGCATGAAAATGAAAAATGCGCCGGCTATTTCGATCAGCAAAAAGGTCTATACCATGGCCACTACGGATGAATCTGGCAGCTCGGCCGAGATCACCATGTATGGCGACATCTATGAGCAGCAGCCGACAAACTGGTGGGGCGAACCCATCGAGGGGCAGTACATTCTGCTCAGTGAGTTTTTGGAGGACCTCAAGCAGATTTCTTCCTGCAAGAACATCACAATCCGCATGAACAGCTACGGTGGCGACGCCGGAGCCTCAAATATGATTCATAACCGCCTGCGGGAGCTTTCCCGGAGCGGCGCAAAGCTCACCTGTATTGTGGACGGCGTAGCCATGTCGGGCGGCAGCATCATCATGTGCGCCTGCGATACGGTCAAGGTCAATCCGTCCAGCATCATTATGATTCACAAGTGCTGGCAGTTTCTTTTCGGCGGCTATAACGCCGATGAACTGCGGGAGCAGGCTACGCAGCAGGACGCATGGGATAAGATGCAGTCCGAGGTCTACAAGCGAAAAACCGGGCTTTCTGAAACGGTCATCATGCACATGATGGCAGATACAACCTACATGACAGGTCGTGAGGCCATCGAAAAGGGCTTCGCGGATGAACTGATTGAAGATGCCGAGCCTGTCGGTATCGCCGCCAGTGCGGACGGGCGCAGCCTGTTTGTGCGCGGCAAGCAGTTTCACCTCGCTCCGGGCATGTTTGCTCCGGACAACATTCCTACGGTCGATTCCGAGGCAGCGGCCCCGGTTGAGGCGAATAAAAACAAGCCGGAGAATCCCGGCGAAGAAGGAGGAAACTCTATGACACTGGAAGAGCTCCGGGCAAAATACCCGGACGAAATCGCTCAGGCTGAAGCTGCTGCACGGGCCGCTGTCGATCACACCGAAGCGGTCAATGCGGCGGTTCAGGCTGAACGGGAACGGATGCAGGAAATTGACGAAGTCGCCAGCCTGCTCGATCCTGCCGACGTGCGCGAAGCCAAGTACGGCGAAAAGCCTTGCACCGCCGCCGATCTGGTAATGGCCGACGCGAAGAAGCGCGCCAAGCAGGGCAAGAAATTCCTGTCCGACCTCAAGGACGATGCCGACGAATCCAACGCTGAAGACGTTGGCGCGACACCTCCCCCCGCTGAGGAAGAGAAAGAAGACGATGACGCGAAGAAGACCCCGGAAGCGCGGATGGCTGATGCAAGAGCCAAGGTTTCTGCGCTGTTCGGCAAGAAGGAGGGCTAAGCTATGACGAACCTGAGCAAGAAACTCGGTGAGATGAATTTCGATGGTCTGTTCACGGACGTCGTGCCTGCCGTTCAGGTACGCGGCGGCACCATTCGCAAGCAGACCACTTCTGCTGTCACACTCAAGCGCGGCACGATCCTCGCAAAATCCTACGGCACGGCTGGCGACGGCAAGCTGGTGATCCTCGGCTCCACTGCCGCGACCAATGAAACGCTGACGCCGGATTGCGTACTCTGCGACGATGTTACCGTTGGCACCGACGCCGACGAAAAGGTCGCAGTCTACACGGCCGGCTGCTTCGACCCCGACAAGGTGAGCGTCGCTGCCAGCTACAGCATCACCGAAACCGACAAAGACAATCTGCGTATGCGCGGCATCGTCTTCAAGGACGCTGCCGCCGCCAACTAAGGAGGGAGTCAACTATGAGTGCAGAACTGAACTTCTTTGATACCTATGTCCTGATGGCGATTGTCGAGGAAATTGTTCCCCGGCAGACGTTCTTCAAGGATCGCTACTTCCCGACCGGCGATGGCGACATCTTCGCGTCCGACAAGGTGCTGACCGAGTATCGCAAGGGTGACCGCAAGATGGCGGCTTTCGTGTCTTCCCGCGCCGGTGATATTCCGATGGAGCGCCGGGGCTACGAAATCCACGAGCTTCAGCCTGCGTTTATCGCGCCGTCCCGTCTGCTGACGATGGACGATCTGCGCAAGCGCGGCTTCGGTGAAGCAATCTACGCCAACAGCACCCCGGCACAGCGTGCCGCCCGCCTGCAGCGTGACGATCTTGCAGATATGGAACGCCGCATCATCCGCCGTGAAGAATGGATGGCGGTGCAGACTATGATCAACAACGCCTGCACGATGCAGTCTTACATCGATGACAAGACTGAGGGCGAGAAGCTGTATGTGCAGTTTTACGACACGACGAGCGATCACACCTACACTGTCAGCACCAAGTGGAACGCAGCGAATGAGAAAGGCAAAGCGTTCTTCGGCGACGTGAAGAATATGTGCCGCAAGCTCTCCAAGCGTGGTCTTCACGCAGCCGACCTCGTGATCGGCTCTGATGTTGCCGACGCGATTCTCGGTCTGGATGACGTCAAGTCCCTGCTCGACCGCAACAGTGGTATCATTATCGGCACGATCGATCAGCAGCTCAGCGCCTATGACGGCGTTGTCTACATGGGTACGCTGAATTTCGGCGGTTTCCGTCTCAACGTGATTTGCGTGGACGAAACCTACGTCGATGACAGCGGTGAGGAGCAGAGGTACTTCCCCGCGACCTCCGCAATGGTCACGGCTCCTGACTGCGGCCACATGATGTACGGCCAGATCACGCAGATTGATTACGGCTCGACCGACTTTACTACCTACGTTGCAAAGCGTGTGCCGAAGTTTGTCCTTGACCAGCCCGGCGATAAGCGCAAGCTGCGCCTTGCCACCCGTCCGTTGGCTGCACCGAAAGATGATTGCCCGTACATCTACGCGGCAAACGTCGTGGCCTGATCGGCGCGTGAAAGGAGTACGGCATGAAAATTGAAATTATCAGCGGTTCCTACGGCTGGCGTAAGACCAAGGACGCCATGCCGAAGCTCGTTGAGCGCGGCGGCATCTGCGAGGTAGACGAAGCCGAAGCAAGGCGTCTCGTCGCGCTTGGCGTCGCAGCGATCGTCCACGAAGCAGACGAAGCGCCTGTTGCAAGCGGCAGCACGGTCGAAAGCGGCGACACCCCCTGCGCCGATATGCCCAGCGGAGAAAACGGCGCAGAGAGCGGCGCAGAGGCCCATCTCGACGCGGAGCAGCTACAGGAAATGACGGTGGCACAGCTCAAAGAGCTTGCCGCCGAGCTTGGCATTGAAACGGCGAAGCTCCGCAAGAAAGATGACCTGATTGCGGCAATCGTCGCCGTGCCCGTCGAGCCAGGCGAGGAAATCAGTGAGGATGATCTTCCTGATCTGAGCGCCGCCGCGCCGGTGGTATGAGCAAATTCAAGGACATGGTCGCGCGTGACAATGCGCGGACCTTTATGAACCTCGACGAGTTTGCAGAGAAACGGATCGTGGTCTACGACGGCGTGACATACGACGGCGAGGATCACGCTGGCATTCCGGTTGTGCTGTCCGGGCTGAAAGAGAAAGACCGCCGCCAGCTTATGAGCGATCATATTCAGGGGCTGTTCCTCGTTTCGTCCGTGCTGCATTGCAGGATTCAGGATCTCGGCGGCAACCAACCGGAAAAAGGGACGCGCATGGAGATCAGCGATCCCGATGACGCTACCTTCTTCCGACGCTTCTACGTCGCCTCGTCGGTCTGCGAGCTGGGCCTGCTTCGCGTAGAACTGGAGGCGTTCAACGAATGAGCAGCTTCTACGTCGAATGCATCGGCGCTGAGAAATTCCAGAACGCAGAGCAGATGCTTGCTGATATGCCGGGCGGCATGGAACGTGCGCTGAAATCCGCGACAAAACGTGCCGTATCGTTCCTGCGAACGCAAAGCACGAAAGAAATCCGGCAGCGGTATGACATCTCGCGGAAGAATATCCGCGCCGAACAGAATATCCGCGTCAATTACCGCTATTTCAACGGTGTTGAAGCGCGTGTCTCGTTCCGCGGCAACAAAATTCCACTCTGGCGCTATGTCGGCTCGTCTCCAAAGACGCCGACCGTCAATCCCGACAAGACCATCATGGCCATTGTCAACGGCAATCTTCGCCCGGTTCATCCGGGCATTGCCGCGGCAGGCCATCAGCTCGTTTCAACTTCGCCGACCACGTTCTCCCGCGCGTTCGTTGCACAGATGAAATCCGGGCATATCGGCATTTTCGAGCGGACCGGCGGCAAGACGGCGACTGGCGACGCGGAGATCAAGGAAATCATGGGTTCGTCTGTCCCGCAGATGCTCGGCAACGAAGATGTTCAGGAAAGCCTCGCTGAAAAGATGATGGCAAAAATGGATGAACGTTTAGAGCATGAAGTGAACCGAATCCTTGCAGGATGGGGAGGTTAAATTTTGACACGACTGAATTTACTGGACGCGCTTACGAGCTTCACGAATGAGGTCATGCGCGAAATTCTTCTTCCCGTGCGGCGGCAGAAGGGCGACGAGGAAGAACCTGCCGAGCGCCCGCCGCTGGTCTACCGCCAGCGTCTGCCCGATGTCAAATCCGCGACCTCGAAAGCGCCGTACATTCTGCATCAGATCGTCACTGGCGAAGATGAGCAGAAGCCCGGCGAGCCGACGGACAGCAGCGTTGAGGTCCGCTCTCTTTTCTGCGTGTACGGTGAAGACGATCAGGAAGGTGCGCTGCGGCTGCTTACGACGGTCGAGCATTTCCGTCAAGAGCTTCTGATGCACGGCGTAATCGCCAAGCAGTTTGCGCTGGATCTTTCACAGAAGCTGTCCACACTCTACTACACCGACAACACCGCACCGTACTTCTGCGCGGAGCTGGTGTCGGTCTGGAAAATCCCCAGTGTCAACAGGGAGGCATTTGCATGGTAAAAGCCAAAGGCAAGGCCGGTGCGAAAAGCGCCGGCTTTTGTATGTACATCGGGCCAAGCATCGTCGGCACGATCCAGCAGGCGCGTATTCTGTACGGTGACAAGCAGGACGCGCTCGCGCAGATCTCGGCAGCGGTTGAGAAATATCCGCTGATTGCCACGCTGGTTATCCCCGGCGATCAGGTATCCGAGGCAAGAATCAAAGTCAAAACACCCGGTAATCTGCTCTATGTGAATTATCACAAGCTGGCAGACCGGAGAAAGAAGGAGGAGTAACCATTGAAGCATGGCGTATATGTGCGGGAGCAGAAAACGAGCGTTTCGACGCCCGTTGTCGCTGAATCCGGTGTGCCGTTCGTTGTCGGCACAGCACCGGTTCACTCCGCAGAATCCCCGGCCGCGCTCTTTACCCCGGTGCTTTGCACCGACTGGGAAGACGCGGTAAAGAAGCTGGGCTATTCCGACGACTGGAAGACCTACACGATCTGCGAAGTCATGTACTCGCATTTCAAGCTGTTCCAGCGTCAGCCAATCATCTTCTGCAACGTGCTTGATCCGAGCACCAACAAGGAGGCCGTCGCGGGCGCGGAAGTCACCCTTTCCGGCAAGCAGGCAAAGCTGCCGTTCGACGCGATCCTGTCCAGTCTCGTTGTCAAGACGGCATCTTCGTCCGAATCGCCGCTTGTCAAAGACACGGACTATGCCGCGTACTACTCGGACGGCAACCTTATCGTCGAGACGATCGAGGACGGCGCAGCCAAGGACGCGACCAAACTCTTTATCAGCTACGACAAGGTCAAGACGACTGAAATCGGCGACGATGATATTGTCAAGGGCATCGAGGCGATTGACCTCTGCATGGCAACCGTCAGCATCACGCCCGACCTCATCATCGCGCCCGGATGGTCGCATACCAGCACGGTGCAGGCCGTCATGGCGGCGAAGGCCGAAGTCATCAACGGCATTCTCGGCGCAAAGTCCATCTGCGATATTGACTGCTCCGCCAGCGGCGCACGCAGCTATGACGCCGTCGCCGCGAAGAAGTCCGCGACGAACCTGATCGACCCGGCTCAGATTGCAGTCTGGCCGCAGGTGAAGCTCGGCAGCAAGCAATTCCATCTCTCCACCCAGCTCGCGGGCCTGATGGCGAAGGTGGACAGCGGCAACGACGGTGTGCCGTATGAATCGCCCTCTAATAAGGCCCTCCAGTGCGACGGCGCTTGCCTGGAAGACGGCACAGACGTCAAGATCG